TCCAGCCACGTTCTCCTATAAATCTGCACAGGACGCTTAAGAAATTCACCTAAATCGACACCATTCATGGCGTCAGATAAATCACATTCAGCTCCACTAGCAGAATCCCAAACTTGGGCTCCATTGTCACCAACAAAATCTACAGTCTGTTGTTGGTCACTCAAGACAGGGGCGGATTCGTCCACCGTCTCAAGACTTTGACGCTGCATGCGTGGCAACTTTCGGCTTCTCATTCGAAATTTAAAATCTTCAAAAAAGAAACGCGGTGAGCAAGAACACTTCCAGGAAGTACTCTGCTCCATTGCATAATCATGCACGTCCGAAGCACTATATACACAGCCATAGTCGTGATATGACGGCTGGGATTCCATAACGACGGAATCGCTCGATGACTCATCTAGTTGAGCCATACGACTTTGGTGACTTCCACGGGTCACCTCCTCTGTTTGGTTTTTGGAAGCTATATATAAGATTCAAGGGGGAGCAAACCCACAAGAAAATATGTACGCAGTTCAAAGCACTGCGTAGCTTGGACCACCATAGTGATCACTCAGAAGTTTAAAGAGATTCCAGCTCTGGGCGTAGCAATTACGCCAAATTGCGCCACTCAAGGGTGGACGCTACCCGGAAACTCTTGTACCGATTGTGGAGCTCATCCCACGTTTTAAATGGGAGCGCAAGCTCTTCCAGACCACTTTCAGCGACAATATCGATCATTTCCTGGCGGCGAAATGTAAACACACTCTTGCCATACCAGAAAAATTCATCCACAGCACTGCTGGCAATGTCCAGGGCCTGCACTTGGGGGCACACACTTTTGGATTGCACGCATCCCATAATGCTCTTTTCAATGGAATTCCACTCCAAGGGGCACAAAAACTTGCCAACATCTTCATCATACCGCCAAGTCCGTTTGAGGAATGAGGCATCCGCAATGTTAATGTATGGTACAGACTCGGATGTCTTGTCGGCCATAGTGTAAATAACACCGTGGGTGGCAAGAACTCCTGAAATAGCCACGTGGTTAAACCACGGAGCACTCTCTGAGACTCCCATAATATTGTCATCGCCGTACGTCATAAGATGCACGTTCTGTTTAAAGTCCGCACAAGACTTATTCGGCGACAACACTGTGTAGCAATATCGCATGTACAAGCAATTCACAAGGCCATTGATAATGACAGTGAGTGCATGTCCTGAGGGATTTGAACCCAAAACCTGGATAAGATCCCCATTGACATCATACATTGGAAAACAAATTTCCGCAGCAATACACCACAGCACCAACAATTCTTCACCTTCATAGCCAGCTTCGACGGCTATCACTATCAAAATTTAAAAAACACACATCATAAGCTTAACAGCCATGTTTTTGTCAAAAGCTTTAAAATCTCCAGCAATAATACGCAGCAAACAAAAGAAAGTGAGATACCTATACATCTCATCCCATTCTTCCGATTGCGCGATCGTGCCAGGTGCACTTTCGAACAAATAACGCTTGGTCATGAGAAGTTTGATAAGAGGCAAATAGTACATCCGAGTGACTATGGTGAAAGGAAGAGATGCGCCTGCGAACATACGCAATTTACTAATTGCTATCTTCTCAAATGCCGTCACTTCATCCTTCATCGTCCCCCGAAAAACCGTGCCGATAGTGATGCCCTGCTTGTACGCACGCAGCATTTCATCAACAGCCTCGGCTATCTCGTCATCATACA